AAAAGCATTTCGGTCTGAATGATATTTATAACCGATGCCAGCATATCGAACTCTTATATTATTGTTATAACTTGTTTGTATCCAATTTGTGTCTGAGCCACATAAACTTTTACAAAAAGCAATGCCAATAGACTCTACCTCATTACCATCTGCGTCTGCTGTATCTTTGTCAGCAACTGAAATAACTCTTAAAATTATATTTTCTGAATTTAATTCTGCAAAATAAGCCATTTAATATCCTTAATTATTTACCTAAAACTTCATGTAAATATTGCAATCGTTTACATATAACTTCTTTATCTTCTTCTCTCCAAACAGTATTAACTTTGTTTTCAAATTCTTTTGCATGTTTTTGAACTTGTTTTATTTCTTCTATACTAGGTTCTGGTCTAGAATCATTCCATTCTTTAAAATGACCATTTTCAAGAACCCATTTTGCATTTGGTCTTAAAAGTTCAATAGCACTATCTATTCCTGAAAGTCTGTAAATTTTTTCTTCTTCCATATTTATACAGCTAAAATTACTACAATACCTTTTCCACCACTAGCGCCAGCAGTATCTCCAGCAATATTACCTCCAGCACCTCCACCACCACCTCCAGTATTTGCTGTTCCATTTTGTATTGTTCCATTATTACCCCTAGAACCTCCATTTCCACCGCCTCCATCTCCACCACTAGAAGGTCCACCAGTTAGTGAGCCTCCAGCACCTCCACCTGCATAAAAAAGAGTAGTTCCTGTTATATCATTTTCAAGTCCAACACCGCCCGGCCCACCATCAGAATCAGTTGATGATGCTCTACCATTAGTTCCTGCTGCACCAGCACCACCACCGCCACCGCCACAATCAGGCCCACCAGAGCCACCATTATTTCCTTGCCCAGATGTTGCTGCACCACCTCCTCCACCTCTTACTCCACCCCCGCCAGAACCACCAGCAGCACCGTTTGTGCCACCACCACCTTCACCTCTACCTCCACCACCTCCACCAATAGAAGTAGCTATACCATTAATAACTGAATTACTACCATTAACACCACCACCAGTAGTCGCACCTGCACCACCTCCACCTATGGTAATAGTTATATCAGCACCTTGAGTTACAGAAGTTTCACTACTAATTAAATAACCCCCTGCACCTCCACCTCCACCACCTTTTTCGCCAGTAGCAGATGACCCGCCTGCAGCACCTCCAGCAATGCACATATATCTAATTGCACTTGACGTAGCAGTATAAGTACCTGAGTCATTAAATATTTCTGGAGCTGCTGCACCTCCACCAGCAAAATTAGAAAAAAGAAGTTGATGTATACCTGTCATAATTTAACTCACATTTCCTGTAATTACACACGCAGAAGCATTAGTAAATAACACACTAGCAACACCATTTACACCAAGTGTTATTAAAGTAGTTGCACTAGCTGCACCTGCAATAACTGCTGCTACTTGGGCTGCTGAAAAAGTAGTTGTTGTAGAATCTGCTGTTTTTGCATTATTAACAACTGAAAATATATCACCCGCAGTAAATGTATCATCAGGTATGACTAAGGTTTGGGTTGAAGAAGCTGTACCTGAAAAGAAAATAAAATTACCTATGTCAGTTGTACTTGCTGTAGTTAAAGCACTACCAAATGACCTAGATTGAGGAACTTGTCTTAGATTACCATCAGCGTCCGATACCCCACCAGTTCCCAATAAAGTACCACCAACTGATGCAAGTCCTACTACATCTAATCTACCTGTTCCAGCAGCAGATGCAAATGTAAATCCTCTAACTACAGATAAATCTTCACCTATAGCTAATGTACCTGTAACAGAAGCATTACCTGTTACACCTAATGTAGCTCCTGCTGAAATAGCACCAACAATACTAAAAGTTCCTAATGCCGAAACATTACCTGTTACACCTAATGTTTCACCTACAGAAGCCGCACCGCCAACTGATAAAGTATTTAACACTTCCATAGCACTTGCACTACTAACAGCAGAAGTTACAGCCGAACCATCGGTATAAACTATTGCTGCACCTCCAGCGGGTACTGTTTGAGTGTTAAATAAATTTGTCCCTGCCGCTGTGCCGTTTCTAACTGAAACATCTACAGTAAGCGTATTATTTATAAGATAGCTTTTTTCAACAGTAGGTAAAAGTAAGACATGCCCTGCTGTTCCTGTTCCAATTAAATTCAAACGGTAATTTCTTCCAGCCTGCAAAGAATTAGAATTAGTTAATGTTACAGATGCAGTTGGAGCATCATTAGCAAAAGTAACATCTGTTGTTCTTGCAATAGCTTCTTCAATAGCAGAAAGATTATTGTTAGTTACAGTTCCCCATGCGCCAGAGTTTTCCCCTGTTGCCATGAGTTGAATTTTTAAATCTGGTGACGCTGATGAAGCCATAATGTCCTCCTATGCTGCTTCTTTAATTATATCCCAATTAGGGGTTTGGTCTGTATCAACTATACCCCATACTAAATTATTACCTACATTTGTTATTGCCGAAACTCCTGTTACGTTTACGTTGGCGTTTCCAGTTACAGACACCTCATTTACGTTAGAACTTCCACTAACACCTGTTACACTTATTCTGTTAACTAACTTAGTACTAAATGCCCCTAGATTGCTACTTAAACTAAATCCAGTAACACTTAAATTATTGTTAGATATTACTTCTTCGTCACCTAAAAACTTAATTGCAGCTACACCAGATAGACCACTAACATTTGCATCTGCGTTAACAAATGTAGATCCAACAGCACCTACACCTGTCATCTGACCTAAAGAAGCTGTCTCCCCCCATGTAGCAGAACTCCATGTACTTCTTCCCCAACCTCTTGCAAATGTCTCTGTTGTTAACTCTACAGTCTCAGGTATCCTAAGACTTACGTTACCTACGTTTCCAGAAGAAGAAACTCCTGAAACAGCAACTACACCGCCCCAAGCTCCCTCGCTCCAAGCGTCATTACTCCAACCAAGAGACATTGCTAGGCTATCCTAATTATAGCCGCTGCACTTGTATTAGCTGGAAATATTACACTAAAGTCACCAGCCGTTGAAGTTTTAGTGCCTCCAAAGTCAAGCACACATATAGCTGCATTAGTTAAAGTAGCTCCTGCATTATCATTTGTAGATGGAGAGTTATTGTAAATTAAACACCCAGCCGCAGCTACAGTAACATTTAAAAAAGTTAAATCAGTAAAATCTACAAAACCAGAAGTAGTGCCTATCGTAACGCCTAAATTAACTAGCGCAGAACCTCCTGCAACATAATTAGTTCCAACAGATTCACTGTCAGTAACATACGCTGTTGTACCAGCACTTAAACTAGCTCCAGCAGAATATAAAGCTAATTTAAAAACATCCGATGTAGCAGACGCATTTGGCCTAAAATCGTGAACTCCCAATAACGCTTGGGCTTTGAAAGATGTACACAGTGCTTGTGTAATAGCCATTTTTTACTCCTTTAATAATTTAATTAATTCAGGATAACCCATTTCTCTAAACCTATTAGCTAGAGTCGTGTTATGGCTCCTGACCATTTCTTTCATGTATTGAACTAAAACTTTTCTTATATCTTTTTTAAAAGCCTCAGCTTGCGCTCTAACTGCGGGATGTGAATCACTACCAACAGCTATTATTTTATCCAAAGCTCTTTCTGCTACTTCTTCTGCATTAAAACCTCTACCAGAAGTTGTCATTATTTTTACTCCACTACCTAATAATGCTGCTGTACTATTTCCTATCATTTGACCTCATACCTCGCTTGTTGTGTTCTATACATATCTTGACGGTTTTTGCCTTCACTTAATTGTTTCAACAAAGTCATAGCTTCATTATATCTTGCTGTGTAGTTTTGATAAACATCAGCTTCACCTTTCATAAATATATGAGCTTCTATTAAAGCACCATATAACAATACAGAATCAAAGTTATCCCCAAGCCATGATGTGCCTGCAGTTACAATTGATTGTGGATAGTAAAAATAATGCAACTCCATTGCATAACTTAAATCCGGTGTCGGGCCTAATATATACGTATCATCATCAAAAACTGCATAATGTGTTGGAGTTCCAGTTGCTGTAGGACTTGGAAAAGACTCACGAATAAAGTTAACATCTTTGTTTAAAAGATAACTGTAAGCTCCCGTGGTAGAATCAATCACTGCTAAAGAAAAATTAGAAAGCCAATCAGAAGGGGTTTTTAAGTATTGATTACTTGCTGTTAAAGACCCCGTTACATTTTTTCTTAAATTTAAAATTTGTACTGAGTTAAAAACTTTTTGCTCTGCTTGATCTATAAACGTATTAACTTGTTCTGTGCTAGTTAAAGAAACAGAATTACCTGCACTATCCGTAAAAGAGGTGTCAGGAAAATCGTTTTCACAAAACCCTTTTATAGTTTCAAGAAGCGTTGAATAATTCATTATGCAAGCCTAGTCGATGATTTATTGCCTTTAATAGCAGCTCCTGACCCTCTTGTTACAACTGTTTGAGTATTAGCTACCTTATCAGGATAACCTCCTGTTTTTGGCACTGGCACATCTGTTGGTTGTTTAAATTTTGTAACTTCTTTCATAAAGCCTCCTAAGTTATTTCTATTGTTACATCACCTATACCTGTACTAGCAACTAGATTATTTGGTAGTCCTAACTCTAATGGATCAGTAAACCCTACCGGATTAAATCCATACTGAAAGTTCCTAGACTTTGATGCAGGAAATCTGGTTAAATCGGGTCGTGGGTTTCGTAGTGCCTGCGGGTCATTTATTGGGTACATTCCAATTTGTAACTGAGGCTGATCCTTCTCAAAGCATGTAGGACACACAAAGATATTAACACTTTTTGTTTTAATTGTAAGCTCTTTTAATTGCTTTAGCTTATATCTAAACCCACACCTATCGCACTCTGCAATAGCTTTTTTTCCACGAGCAAATGCGGTAGTCATATTAGTACAAAAACTCTCTAGGAGCTAAACGTAATGGGGCTTTCTCTCTATCTTCACTAGAAGCTATTAACCATTGCTCTTCGTACTCTTGTTTTAACATTGGTATGCGTGAAGTAGCGTCAGGTATTTTTAAAGAAAGGTAATAAGCTAACCCAGCAACTAAACAAGGTAACATACGAAAGGGTATATCTGGCGTAGTGACTCCTGTGCCTGCGTCCTGCATACGTCTCATTCTAAAATATACAAATGTGTAAAAGTTACTTTGGTCGGGTGTAGGCCAAACATTTATTGTAGGGTTTTGAACAACTCCCGAAGAGTTCGTAGCCCCAGACTGTCTATTAATCCACACCTGGACAGGTCTGCCCGTATTATTTTTAGCTGGTATAGTTGCGTAAGTAGATACACTAATTCTACTTATCGTTAAATCTTGTTGACTGCTACCAGTTCCCGTACGTATTTGATGTTCCAAAAGATCAATTGTATCTACAGGTAAATCATAAGTAGCTGTACCCAAAACCATGGGTATAGATCCTTCTTCTATAGTCCATAAATTTATGCCTCTATTGGCCCAATCAATAGTTAGTAAATTTAAAGACCTTCTAGCTGTTTTAAGATCGTAACCTGTTCTAAGCTCTGTTCCACAACGCTCGAAAGCCTCTTCAACGAGACCGTTTAAATCTAAATTAAATGCCGTAGTATCTGAAGTAGCCATTTATGTTTTTGCTTTCACACTGTTAATATATCTTCTATAAACCCCAGCAGCATCTCTTTTTCCCATAACCTTAGCTCTTTGTTCCATAGCTATGGCTGCTTGTATTTTATGAGCCTTCGATCTGCCACTACCTTTAATCCTACTAACACTTTTTGTTGCATCTTCTTTTGTTGCAAACTTCAAACCCTTTATAGTGCCTTTAGGGTTTTCATCCGTATACAGGTCAGAATGTTTCTTAGACCTTGCGGGTTGTCCTTTTTTTCTTGGTATTCTTGGCTTTGACGATTGTTTTAACATTAGTAGGTTTACCTCCTGGATTCCCTGCAGCCCTCTTTCTTTGAACCGCAGACTTTCTTTGTGCTGCAGTCATGGATTTAGCTTTAGCTCTTGGTACGCATTTAGGGTAAGCTCTTTTACTATCTTCTTTAGTAGATTTTCTACCGCAAGCCTGATACTTACCTTTCTTTTTGGGCGCACCAATGTCCACCCAATCTCCTTTAGAACCTTTACCAAACCACTCTTTAAGAGACATTATGAATAACCCCCACCTCTCTTTTTGTAAGTCTTTACTAACCAAGCATTTGCATATGCTGAAGGGTACACATCAAATTTACGTTTAGCTTCAGCTTTTACACTAGCGTACAAAGAAGGATTACTAGGTTTAGAGCCTGATTTTTTAGCAGATTTCTTCTTTTTAGTTCCAACAGAACCACCTCTTTTAAGTTTCTCTACCTTGGCTTTTTGCATAGCCCCCATTCCACGACTTGGCATCATGCTCTAGTTTTCCCTCTTTTAGCTATACCATCACGTTTGTTTTTAGCTACTCGCTTAACACCACCTGTATTGCTACCTTTAGCCTTAGCTTTAACTAATTTACCCGTGCGCATTTTAATAGGACCACCTTTAGCCATAGGTTTAACTGCCCCACCTTTAGCCATTTTCTTGTTCTTTATTTTTTCTATAGCGCCACCAATAGCGTAACCTTTTGCCATGCCACCACCACGCATTTTTAAAGATCCACCTTTAGCCATTTGTTTGACTGCTCCGCCTTTAGCCATACTTTTCTTGTTACGAAGCATTTTAAAGTCCTCCGAATCAATTTTGTTATTTTTGTTCATGTCCATCTTTGTTTGATTTCCAGTTAAACCACCTACTCGCATCTTTTTCTCTTTTTTATTTCTAGTTGATTGTTCATCAGCGTAAGTAGATCTTCTTGAGTCAGGTTTAAATTCAAGTTTAGTTTTTTTTGGGTCATCACCAAACGATTCCGTTAGCTCACCCCCATGTTTTCTTTTTCTTTTCATTACTATCGGCATGACTTTACTCCTTATACAAATTGTTAAATGTTACTTCTGGGTCCATATAACTATCGTCTTGCTCTGCACAATGTGTAAATTGTGTAGGTCTAAAATCTGGTGCGCCTTCTCCTGTAACCCATAGCGCAGGGCTTGTTACTCTAACTCTATTGTTAGGTAATGCTACCATGTTACCTTTCCATTGACCATCAGTTAGCACCATAACGTGACTCTGCTTGTGTTGGGCTGGACAGTCTGCGATTTCGCTTTCGGTGTAGTCCACAGTGAAGAGATATCTCGCTGTATGAAACTCTCCTGCGATTTTTGCAAGCCATGGGCTTGGTTTACATCTGTCGAGCGATATGATTGAGTGCGTGTGTGACGGGCAATCCCATGGTTGTGCGAGGTGTGTTTCCATCCTTTCAGGCCATTCATCCATTGGGATGTCCCCGCAAAGTCCTGTGAGGGGCATCCTTGCCCACATTGCCCCACCATGCGGGTTACTTTCCCCGTCTGCTTCAC